GAATCTTCCGAGGCTCACGGTTTTATTTTCTCTCAATCTCATCAGTTAGGCTCATATTTCGTTCACAATAAGAGGCAGAATACTCGATGAAAGGCACCATTCCACGTACATTTATAGACGATATCTTAACTAAAGTTAATATCGTTGATCTGATCAATTCCAGAGTCAAACTGAAAAAAGCCGGCCGTGATTATCAGGCGTGCTGCCCGTTTCACCATGAAAAGACCCCTTCTTTTACCGTCAGCGATAAAAAGCAGTTTTATCATTGCTTCGGTTGTGGTGCGCACGGCAACGCGATTTCCTTTTTGATGGAATATGACAAGCTGGAATTTGTGGAAGCGGTGGAAGAACTGGCCGGTTTTCTTGGGTTGGAAATTCCCTACGAAAAACGACCGCACTTTAACGAGGGCGGCAAGCAAGTCGGCTATCAAACCAAGCGTAATTTGTATGAGTTAATGCAGGAAATCGCCAAATTTTATCAGCAACAATTGCCGTTAAATATTCCTGCGCAAAGTTATCTGCAACAACGTGGTTTATCAGCGGAAATTATTGAGCGTTTTCAAATCGGTTATGTGCCGAATGCCATGGATACCGTTTATCGCCAATTCGGTAAAACCCGAGAAGAGCAACAAAAACTGTTCGATTTAGGCATGCTATCACGCAACGATCGCGGCAATGTGTACGACAAATTTCGCAATCGGATTATGTTCCCGATTCGCGATCGTCGAGGTCGCACCGTGGCTTTCGGCGGACGCGTGTTAACCGATGAGAAACCGAAATATTTGAACTCGCCGGAAACCGTGACCTATCACAAAGGCAGTGAATTGTACGGTTTATTTGAAGCCCTACAAGCTGACGATTCACCACAAAAATTACTGGTTGTTGAAGGTTATATGGATGTGGTGGCGTTGGCCCAATTCGGTGTAGATTATGCCGTGGCCTCTCTTGGCACATCAACAACCTCGGAGCAAATTCAATTACTCTTTCGCTCAACAGAACAAGTGATCTGCTGTTATGACGGCGATCGCGCCGGACGTGATGCCGCATGGCGAGCCTTAGAAAATGCACTGCCTTATTTGGAAGACGGCCGTCAGCTCAAATTTATCTTTTTACCTGACGGCGAGGATCCCGATACCTTTATTCGCCAATTTGGCAAAGAGGGATTCGAGGAATATCTCAATAACGCACAATCTTTAAGTGAATTTTTATTTGCTCATTTGACGCCACAAGTGGATTTCTCCAGCAAAGAAGGGAAAAACAAAATGGCGGCATTAGCAATACCGTTAATTAAACAAATTCCGGGCGATGTACTACGTTTGGATTTGCGTAACACGTTAGCCAAAAAACTGGGGATTCTCGATCCGACGCAGCTGGAAAGCCTTATTCCAAATCAACAGAAAACAGAAAACACACCGACAGCCCAACCGATACAATTTAAGCGAACCCCAATGCGTGTGCTGATCGCATTGCTGTTACAAAATCCGGAATTGGTGAAATTTGTACCCGATTTGGAATCTTTTCGTTCGTTAAATGAGCCGGGCTACGATTTGTTTGCAGAAATGACCGCACTTTGCCGTGAAAAAGTGGGTATTAGTTCCGGACAACTGTTGGAACACTGGCGCGATACATCTCAACAAAATACGCTTGAAAAACTGGCCACATGGAACCATTTGGTTGAAGAAGACAAGATTGAAGATACCTTCCGCGAAACATTACGTTATTTTTATCTACAGATCATTGATAAACGAATAAATTGGCTAATTGCTAAGGATCGTAGCGAAGGATTAAATCTTGATGAGAAAAAAGAACTTTCAACATTGTTGTTGGTAAAAAAACGCGAAAAAGAACACGAAAGAAATAGTTAAACCGAAGGAAGAATGCTAAAATCTTGGCGTTTTATCTTCACTAAATTAAGTAAGCAAGGCGGATATCAAATATGGATCACAATCCACAATCTCAGTTGAAACTACTCATCGCCCAAGGGAAAGAGCAAGGCTATTTAACGTATGCCGAAGTCAATGACAGCCTGCCCGAAGAACTCGTCGATGCCGATCAAATTGAAGATATCATTCAAATGATCAACGACATGGGGATTCAGGTGTTGGAGACTGCACCGGATGCCGATGATCTGATGCTCAATGAAACGATTACCGATGAAGATGTCGTTGAAGAAGCAACACAGGTGTTATCTAGCGTTGAGGCCGAGTTAGGCCGTACAACCGACCCTGTGCGCATGTATATGCGTGAGATGGGCAGTGTGGAATTGCTTACCCGCGAGGGCGAAATTGATATTGCCAAACGTATTGAAGAAGGTATCAATGAAGTACAAAGTGCTGTTGCCGCTTATCCTGAAGCGATCACTTATTTAATTGAACAATACGAATCAGTAGAAAATGGCGGTGTTCGCTTAGCTGATTTAATTACCGGCTTTGTCGATCCAAACGTATTGAGCGAATCCGATAACACCCATTTAGATGAAAATTTTGATGCCGATGAAGAAAATGAAGAAGATGTCGGCGAGAATGGGTTAGATGATGAAAGCGAAGATGAAGAAGATGGCGAAGAAAACAGTAGCGATGATGGCGATAGCGATAACAGCATCGACCCTGAAGTTGCACGCGAAAAATTCACCGTACTTAAAGAACAGCATCAAAAAACCTTGGCATGCATTGAAAAATATGGTCGCACATCGAAAAAAACCAAAGATGAAATTCAAGCCTTGTCAGATATTTTCACTCAATTCCGTTTAGTGCCAAAACAGTTTGATATTCTTGTACTATCCATGCGCGACATGATGAAACGCGTGCGTGCGCAAGAACGCTTTATTCAGCGAATCGTGGTCGATAATGCCAAAATGCCTAAATCCGGTTTCCAAAAGAGTTTCATCGGGCATGAAACTACCGACACTTGGTTGATTAAAGCCTTGAGTGCCGGCAAACCATGGTCTGAAAAACTCGTGCAATATGAAAATGATTTGCGCCAAGCCATCGCAAATTTAGTGCAAATTGAGCAAGACACCCATCTCACTATTCAGCAAATTAGAGAAATCTGCGAACGTATTGCGCAAGGTGAGTTAAAAGCACGTCGTGCGAAGAAAGAAATGGTGGAAGCCAACTTGCGTTTGGTGATTTCTATTGCCAAAAAATATACCAACCGCGGATTACAATTCCTTGATTTAATTCAAGAAGGCAATATCGGCTTAATGAAAGCGGTAGATAAATTTGAATACCGTCGCGGTTACAAATTCTCCACTTATGCCACTTGGTGGATTCGTCAGGCGATTACCCGCTCCATTGCGGATCAAGCGCGGACAATTCGTATCCCGGTACACATGATTGAAACGATTAACAAGCTAAATCGTATTTCCCGCCAAATGTTACAAGAAATGGGACGTGAAGCTTCACCGGAAGAATTGGCGGAGCGTATGGGTATGCCGGAAGATAAAATCCGTAAAGTACTGAAAATTGCGAAAGAACCGATTTCTATGGAAACCCCTATCGGAGATGACGATGATTCCCATTTAGGTGATTTCATTGAAGACTCCACCTTAGAGCTTCCGTTAGATTCCGCCACTGCACAAAGCTTAAAAGCGGCCACCCATGAAGTGTTGGAAGGTTTAACGCCACGTGAAGCAAAAGTGCTTCGTATGCGTTTCGGTATCGACATGAACACCGACCATACGTTAGAAGAGGTGGGCAAACAATTTGACGTTACCCGTGAACGTATTCGTCAGATTGAAGCCAAAGCATTACGCAAATTGCGTCATCCAAGCCGCTCCGAAACATTGCGCAGTTTCTTAGACGAATAGTCGAAGCAAATCTATAACAAAAAGGATAAGCCGTCATGACTTATCCTTTTTTGTTTAAATAAGAAATACATAATTATGATGATAACTAGACTTTAGCCTAAGATTTCCCTATAATCTGCACCTCAAATCAATGCTCACCGCCCCCATAGCTCAGTCGGTCAGAGCAGTCGACTCATAATCGATTGGTCACAGGTTCAAGTCCTGTTGGGGGCACCAAAAAACTTATCACACCCCCTCGCAACTCATCAAAAACATCAATCAAATCCAGTATTTATAAGACTTTATAGAATTTTACCCTATTGTATCCCCTCGTAGATAATCGCCCTTAACCGCTCTTTTTTGTAACCACGATTGTAACCATATGCTAATATCCCTTTTCCGTGGTTACATAAAATTGCTAAATGGTTACCAAATATGCCTAAAATTACTAAGCCTCTAACCAATACCGAAGTAGAAAGATCTAAGCCAAAAGCCAAAGAATACACCCTTACTGATGGCTACGGATTATTTCTATTAGTCTTGCCTACCGGCGTTAAATCATGGCGTTTTAACTATATCCGCCCACTTACTAAAAAACGTACTAAAGTTTCTTTAGGAACTTATCCCGCTTTATCTTTAGCTCAAGCCCGTTCTATTCGTGAAGAATATCGCTCTTTGTTGGCTCAAGGCATAGATCCACAAGAACATAAAGAACAAGAACAGAAAGCCGCTATTGCGCATATAGAAAATAGCTTGCTATCTGTCGCTAATCGTTGGAAGGCCAAGAAGGTTCAAAAAGTAGAAGCTGAGACATTAAAAAAAGATTGGCGCCGCATGGAAATCTATTTGTTTCCTTTTATTGGTGATATGCCGATAAATGAAATTCTGCCAAAGGTTGTTATTGAAGCATTAGAATCACTCTATAACCAAGGCAAGGGCGATACATTAAAGCGTACTATTCGGCTATTGAATGAAGTACTTAATTTCGCTGTAAACTACGGCCTAATTGTCTTTAACCCTTGCTTACGAATCAATGAAGTATTTAACTTTGGAAAATCCACCAACAACCCGGCAATAACACCAAAAGAACTACCGGAATTAATAAAAGCCGTGATGTATTCCAGTGCGGCCATTCAAACAAAGTTATTATTCAAATTTCAGTTATTAACCATGGTACGCCCTGCTGAAGCAAGTAACGCTACATGGTCTGAAATTGATTTTAAAAAATCTTTATGGACTATCCCGGCTAACAGAATGAAGAAAAGGCATCCTTTTGTAATTCCCCTTTCTTCCCAAGCTATGGCAATTCTAAACAAAATGAAAAGTATATCCGTGAAAAGTGAATATGTTTTTCAAAGTTGGATTAAATCTAACCAACCAATGAGCAGTCAAACAATCAATAAAATGTTAGTCGATTTGGGCTACAAGAATAAACAAACTGCTCATGGATTAAGAACAATCGGACGCACTTATTTAGCCGATCAGCGTATTGATTATGAAGTGGCTGAAATGTGTATTTCTCACAAGACGGGTACGCAAACAGGCAAGATTTACGATAGGGCTGATTTCCTTGAACAACGCAAGCCGGTGATGCAACTTTGGGGCGATTATGTAGAACAATGTGAACGTTAAAAGTGATGTGCGTGAAAAATATTTAAAAACTGCCTTCACTCGTTCACCGATTGCTTTTCCTTTGTTTTTCAATTGGTTATAAGGTGAAGGGGAAGTCGGTGTTGTTCACCTTGGCATTCACCTTTTTAGATAAAAAAAGCGCGGTTTTTATGCCGCGCCTTTCACTATCTATTTGATTTTATGTACTCATTATAAAACTCATCAAAGTCTTTAAAGTGTACGTTAGTGATATATCTTCCTTTTTCCGCACCGGAAGTAATTCGCCTGCGGGTGTATGGATATTTATTTTTATGTTGTGCCAATCCTTGTCTTAATGATTCGGTAAAGTTATTCAGTGTTAAAGCATTTTGAATATTATTGGCTTCAGTAAATACCAAGTAAGCCGGGTAAAGGTGCGTTCTTGGAAGCCCAGTTTTCGTGTTGCCAATTCCTAGCCCGTTACTTTCTTGGGAGGTTAGGAAATAACTACAAAACACCGTTAAATGATCTGAGTTCATTTTGATTTCTAACGCTTCGGCGCTTTCCTGTTGTTTGGTTAGCGCTTTTTTCGCATCTAACGGATTTTTAAAAGCCTGAATCAGTTTATAAATAATTCCTCCGGCTTCGGCTTCTATCTTATCCATTAAGTGCGGATCGCGTTTACTTTCCGGCACTACTTTATCAAAGTGAAAAATCACTCGGCGGCGTTCAATACCTCCGTTTCTTTCTGTGAAGCGTGTCGGCTCATTGTTGACGATTAGCACTATCGCGGGAATGACTGCTTTAAACTTGCTTTTGTGCTTCGGATCGATATTAACTAAATCACCCGCACTAATGCTTTTTAGTCCACCACCATCACCACCATAGCGGGATTGTTCCGGGCATAGAATGAGCGTTTTATTCACAAAGTTTTCACGGCCGCGCGGTTCGTCTAAATCGACTAATCGACCGCTTTCCGTGTTTTGTTCGCCTGCTAACATTGTGGCAATTTGCGCAAATACCGATTTTCCGCTGCCACCATCGCCGGTTACTTCAAAGAATAATTGCCAGTTATGGCGATTCGTTAAAATCGCGTAAAGTGCGCCCAAGATTGCTTGCTTTTTATCTTCCTTGCCATCAGCAACAAAATTCAACCAACGATCAAAGTGCGGTGTATTTTCTTCCTGATTCGTGTAATCATGCGGAATAAAGGAAGTGAGCCAGTTTTCCCGACAATGTGGACTAAATTCTAAGGTAGAACGATTTAATACACCATTTTTAAAGGCTAATAGCTCCTTGGATTGTTCCCCCATTTTGACCGCTTGAATCTTCGCTGTATCAATCATTGAATCAATAGAACGGGCGCTATAAGTAAATTCCTGATCATCGTAAAATTGAACGGCTTTAACCTCCAATTCCGATCTTGGTAGAATCTCCCAATTTGTGCCGGTGTAATGATAAATCTCCTTATCTAAGCTGTGTTGAGCAATATCTAGATTCAGCCATTTTACGAATGCTCGGGCTTTTACGTTAGTTCCGTCCTTTTCTTTCAATTTCGGCGGCGGAGCAATTTTATCCGCAATTTCTACCGCACTTTTATCCGTGCGTAGTCGTTGAATGTAACCACTTAGATTTTCCTTCATCTGCGCAGCGCCATCATATAAAACAACATGATCGGCTTTAGTATGCTTTGCCAGATTGTGACAAATACCGGTGATTTCGGTTGGTTCTAATTCACCACATTGGAAAAGCATGATTGCGCGTTGCTCCGAATCAGCTATTTTTATTCCTGAAATATCTTCAAGCTGCTGTTCGGCAAGAATCACCGGCTTTTGTTTGGCATCGATACCTTCCACCAACGAACACAACAATAACCATTCTTCGCCTTTTCCTTTGTTCCATGCTTGCCAAGCTTTACGCCCGGCAAGAATGATTAACGCTGAATAAGGTTCTTTCGCCTGATCCGCTAAGTGTGGTGCATTAATTAAGCGTGCCATGATTTACCCCCTCAACCGTACCGCTCTCAATTATATGAATACGCATGGCGACTGTTTTTTGAAAATAGGAAAACGCGCTTACCAAGGAATTCACTACACAATGTTTTAATAAACCATCTATCAGTTCATCATTGAATAATTCCGCCGCTACTTCTTCCGGATCGGGTGAAGGTGGCTTCGGTGCCATTGCTAATAAATGCTTATTGATAGCCAGTAGTTCATCATGAATGATTTTTAGCCCGTCTATATATTCAGCGGGATAATTGCTAAGTTGTTCAGCTAATACCAGAATACCTTCGGTTATATAAGGGAAAGACGAATTAAAGGCTTCATCTTTAGGTTTTCCCATGTTCTGATGACTGATTGAAATCGCGTTCAATTCAATGGCATTTAGTTTGGAATAATCCATTTTTTGATTGAGATCCATTATTTCACCCCCGTTATTTTCAATCCTGCTGTAGTTGCTCGTTTAATTGATTTCAGCGCGTCTGTTGCGCCTTTTAAATGTCCGTTGTGAATGTAGTCTTTGGCAAAGCTAAGATAAAATTCAGTCTGTTTAATGGCTTTTACCAACTGTTCCCAATCCGGCAAGCGTTCTTCCTCAAATAGACTAGGGCGCTTCTTGCTTACTTTGGTTTTTAACTTACGCATAAATCACCTCCAAAGTGCGGTTGGTTTTTGGGGTGTTTTGTGGATTGATACGACCAGCAAACACTAATACAAATTCTTTAGCCAGTTTTGCCCGGGCTTCTAATTCGGTATTAGCAGTTATTTTTAGTCGTTGAGGTTTGCTGTTTACATCAGCACGGCGGACTGCTACAAAAATAAATGTAGGTTTTGTATAATTACTGTTAGTCATTGTCTTACTCCGTTTTAGTAAGGTGGTGATTAGAACGCCTGTTAATGTTGCAACCATTGATGGGCGTTTGCTTATTAAGTGTGTAAACACTATAGCTAATAATAAATCCAAGTGTGTAAACACGTCAATCTTTTTTTTATCCCTTTTTTCTGTTAAAGTGTATAAACAGTTTAAGAAAGGGATCACTATGGCGACTGGCAACAAAAACAATAAATCTTCTATGAAAGGGATTCGATTTCCACATGAATTAATTGAATCCATTGATAAACAAGTGGAAAAAGAGAATAAACAGGGCGATAAAACTAATTTTTCGGCTTGGGTTATTGACGCCTGTAAGGAAAAATTAGATAAGCCGAAGGGATGATTTATATATTGTGAAATATTTTCATACTGTTTATAATTAACGTGATTTAAATTCATATTCATTCCTTTTATGGATTTAGATCGGGAAACGTGGCGTGTGCTTTGTGTTTGGCTCATGGTCGCTAAAATCATTCATTAGCGTTCAAAGTGTGTTCCGCAGTTTCCGCTCTCATGTAATTTAGGTTATCTACCTTCTGAGCGATTCTTAAGGTAGGGAAATTCGCCGCTTGGGTTGAGCCTTGCGGCGTTTTTCTTTTAACGGAATCGAAAGTAGGCTTGCTGTTCTTCATGCGCAGTAAGCTCACCTCCTTTAGCCTTATAAATAGCAATCACCTGCTTTAGCTGTTCGGCATCTGCGATTTCATAGCGGTAATATTGCCCCATTCCATCTGCAGTCTTTTCCGTTGTACGTTTCACTTTGCCGGTTAAATGATTGCGTTCAAGTTCACTGATATAGTTACGCGCTGACGTCATACCCATTGAATAACCATCAATGCCGCTAATGCTAGAAAGAATTAAGCGGTGTAACACTTTTAAGAATTGTGTTGGTTTTCTTGCTTCGTTCATCTTCCACCACCTTAAGCGCGTGCCGCTTTTTGTTCTTCAATCCATTGATTCACTTCTTCTAAGTCCCAACGGACAAAGTTTTGTGAAAAGCGGATCGGTTGTGGGAATTGTTTAGCTCTTACAAGATCATTGAGTTTGGTGCGGCCAAAGCCGATCATTACGGTGACTTCGGCACCGGTAATGAGTTTTTTAGATTGGGTTTGAGATTGGCTCATAAAAAATACCTATCGTTAGTTTAACTATGTGGAATAGCGTTCTATTCCGTTGAGTTGTTCGAACGAGAGGGATATTATGAATAAAACACTTTTAATTCAAAGACTTAACTTCCTAATAAGAAATGATCGCTTAAATCGAAAGAAAAAGCCCCTTAAATCGAAAGACTAAGAGGCTTTTATAGGAAACTATGATTTTTTAGGTGGGAAAATTGCTTTTATAATATCGTTTGATTCATCAATTAACTTGTAAAAAGTGTCTGCTGCGATATTGGTATTTCTAATTCCTGATTCTTTTAGATCTGCGTTGATAACATCAAATAACTTATTTCTGCTATCAAGTTTTGGATAACATTTTTTAACCAATAAAGCGAACAGTTGCTTTTGTGGAGAACTTATTCGGCCGCTTTGGTTTGTTAAACTAAGAGAGTCTATTATCTTTTGCTTTTCCTCAAGCTCTGATTTTAATTTTTTGATTTCTTGCTCTAAATCATTACATTTTAAAGATTTGTCGGATGGTATAAGATTAATTAAATCATCATAGCTAATTTTTATATCTTTTAAATTAATTCTAAATGTACGTTCCTTAATTAATTGATTGTATTCATTATAGCCTGGATATTTCATCGTAAAATAGAGAGAGTTATAAATATCCGAATTAGTAATAGAATAAATGGTAAAGCCCTCTAGCTCTATATAGTTTGTATTGCTTAGACTATGATCAGGCATTGAGCTACTTACAAAGAGATCTAATAGCTCTGAATATAGAACTACGTAACCAGAAAAATTTCTTATCTTGTTTTTATCATAAGAAATATATAGATCGCCGAATTCATCTGGTTCTTTCTCAAAGCCATCTATTTTTTCAATCTCTAAAGTAGAAAAGCTATCTTCTAGACGCAAAATACCATCAGTTTCATTTTTTAAACTTTTCTCTTTAAAAAACAATTCTGAATCTTTATCAATAAAGAAGCCTTCTACATCATTTCTACCTATTTTAATCAGTTCATTATTTTTAATTTTTATCTTTATTAGAAACTTTATTTTTTCCTCAATAGCATAAGAATAGAGTAAATTTTCCTTAATCATCGAACCTGTTTTTTGATTAATAAAATCTACCGCTTGACTTAAAGAATAAAAATTAAGTGGAAGTAAATCCATAAACGCCCCTTTCGCATTTACCCTTATGATAGGAGCGCACCAACAAGATAAGGTTTCTTGCTTTCGGGGATCAGCCTAGGTGCGCTTTATTTTACAGAATACTTTCTATTCTCTTTATAAAATTAGTGGTATCTAAGAAGTAATTTGGATACGCAGCTTTTAGGTTATTTACATCATCAACAGAAACTAAAACTACGTCAATATGGTTATTTTTAAAATCTTTCTCATAATAAGAATACGCTAATGTTGCTTTATATTTTTCATTTCTATTAAAAGAATGAATATCTATTGTATGTTTTTCCAAATCTAGTTTCAATAGATAATAAGCTGCTTCAGGGTTCTTATCAATACTAATTGAATTAACACTTTTTAATCTATCTATTATTCCTAATTCATTATTAAGGACTTTTAAATGAGCGCATATTTCATCCATAGAATACTTACTAAACTCATCAAGCACTGGGGCATTTTCTTGATATGAAAATAAAGCACTACATAACTTAAGAAATAATTTTATCCTATCGTCTCCTTCTCCAATTTTAAAAGAGGTTTTCATTAAGGAACCTAATATCTCAACAATAGTTGCCCATTCATGTTGTAACTGAGTTCGGATCTGAAGTTCTAGTTGTAATTTATGCTTTTTATCCTCAAAAATTTGATGAATACCACGGTAGCCATCTCTTTTAGTAAATTTAATATAATCATGTATTTTTTTATCATTACAATAGAAATATTCTTTCTTTATCTCACATTCTACACAATTATGATCATCTATAAATAATTTTAGAGTATTCATATCTGGTAATATAATTCTCACGCCGGCTAAATCAGCCATCCTTGATAATTTCATGTTAGGATATCTTATTAATTTTGAAAAGATAGAAGGAAACCTTTTTTCCCGAGAAGATATAATGCATTTATTAGATAAACTTAAACGTTTTATTTTTCTATTTAATAAAATTATAAAAATGGATATGTTATAAGAATGATAACGTCTATATATAACCAACTTAGTTAGTGCTAAATCTAATTTCTCATCATCTAAGGAACTTGGAGAATTAATTCTTTCTCTTAGTAAATCTCCTACTTTAGCAATTGAAGATTTGGAAGGTAGAGAAAAGGGTGGGCTTTCTATAATTGCCTCACCCCTTTCTATATTTTCAGATTTAAATTCAGTTTTAATGTCTTCTATTTCTGACATAGTTAAACTTTTCCCTGGTGTAATTCTTGATTACTTATAACAGTACCAATCGCTCCCATAGACCAAGCAGTTTGTGCCTGATGAGTCATCCAGGATAGTTGTGAACCATCATATCTGCCATAAGTTTGTATTATTTTATCTAAAAATGATAATACTTCAGAATCACTAGGTTCTACAGTTTTTTCTTGACCCCAAATATCTGTACCTAAACGTGAAATTTCTCGTGAACCAAAGGGTTTAAACTCGTGATAAATTTCTGGCAGTACGGGGCCATATTGCCACCGCTCGAAAGTACCTTCAAACAGTTCTTTTCCGTAGAGTTTATAATGCCAAGATTGGGCAAAAAACATTAATTTTTGTAATTTCATTGGAGTTAAATTCCGAATTTCTCCAATTTTTGCTTTCTTAATGAAAGCGTTAGCTATCGCTATAGCTGGATAAATCATTCATTACCTCCTTTATTGTGTTGTTTTTTCTACAGACAAGAGCCCATGTTTGCTACATGAGTTCAACTATTTAGCTATAACTAGATTTTTATTTAATTACTTAGTGTATATTCTATACTATACAGAATCAACAAAATGTTTACACCTAAAGCTATAAATCAATACCATTAAATTGTTCTAGTGCGTGTTTGTGTTCTTCCGATAACTCAAAAATCAGATCGCCATATTCAAGTTGATAAGTACCGAATGACATCAAGAAAGCTACTGCCGGATCAATTTTGTTTGCGGCCTTCTTCTTGTTTGGTTTTATGTTGGCGTTGGCATCGGTTTCCATCACAACGTTGGATAACGCCCACGAAAGCACCGGATCGCCGTGGTGTTCTATCACTTGGCGATTTATCAACACTTCCGCACTTTTCGCCACCGGGCTAAATCGTTGATAGGTTTGCGGGAAAGGTTCTACTTCCAAGCCTGCTGCCTGTAATTGCGTTCTTAAATGCGTGGCGTTCCAAACATCAAAGCCAATCATTTTGATATTGAAGTTTTCAGCATCTTTGAGAATATCATCGCGGATTTTGTCGTAGTCGATACAGTCACCCTCTGTGGCAATAAGCCACCCACTGCGCACCCAGTTTCGATAAATAGCCCGGTTCTTGTTGGCCACATTGTTAAGCTGAAATTCAGGAATATAATGCCGGGTAATCAACCGCACTTTTTTCCCTTGTGGGAAGGTGTAACAAAGGCTTGTTAAGTCGTTGGTGCTAGATAAGTCCAAGCCTAAATAGCAATCTTGGTGAAGTAAGTCGCTTTCGGTGTAATCTCGTACGCACTGCGCCCAATTGCCTTCGCCTAGCCATGGCGTTGTTCCTTGGCACCAAACATTAAAACGCTTGGTGAGCATTTCCACCCACTCGGAAGGAATCCCCCTGGCTTTCTTGATTGTGTTTTCAAAATCAAGGTAAGGAATGGATTTACCGATATTCGGATTGGCTTTTACCCAGTTTTCCTGATTATCAATTTCGCTTTCTTCGTCTAATTCAAAAATCAGCACAAATAGGCTGTCGTTTTGTTCGTTGCCTTCCAGTATTTGCGCGCAATAATCATAGTGCTGCTTACAAGCGGAAATTACGTTACTTCCTGCGGTGGTAATCGCAAATAGTAAACCTTCCGGGCGTGCGCCTTGACCTAATTCTAACGCGCTGTAAACGCTGTTATCAGTGTGTAAGTGATATTCGTCCACAATGGCGAGGCTTGGGTTAGTTCCCTCAATGGTTGAGGATTTAGCCGCTAACGGGCGCATTAAGCTATTTGATTTCGGATTAATCAGTTTATGTTGCTGAATATTGAGCCGTTTGCGCAAAAGTGGAGAGAGTAGGCACATTTGACGCGCATCATCAAACACAATGCGGGCTTGGTCTCGGCTTACTGCTGCAGTGTAAATATCTTGCTGCCCCGCTTCCATCAGTAGAAACCAATTAGCCAACACGGCGGCCACAGTGGACTTGGCATTTTTCCGCGCTACTTGGATATAAGCGGAACGATATTTTCTCAAGCCGGTATCAGTGCGCTTAAAGCCTAACAGATTGGCGAATAGAAACGTCTGCCAGTCTGAAAGCTCGATTGGTTGCCCGCGTAAATGCCCCTTAACGTGCGGGCATAGGCGGGAGAAAGCCAAGAATTTATTTACCGCACTTTCATCAAAGAAATAAGCGGGGTTCGCTAAATCGTCAAAATAACGCGCTACGGCTTGTTTTATCTTACGACAAGCCACTATTTCACATGTTTGAACTTTCTTCGCGTATTCGTGCCAGATTTCCATTTTCGCCTACATTGTGAGGATTTCATCCAACATATCAGTAACGTCCGTTTCTACTGGATTTTTACGGCGACTTACCGGATCGAACCCTAACAGGGAAGACATCTTGATCATGACTTTTTCGGCATCTGCTTTTGCGGACAATGCCGGGTTTCTTGATTGTGTGCCTTGGCTATTTACGATAATGAAGCCATTTTTGGCTAAATCTGCCACGGAATGCCGCCAAATTGCGTAGTTTTCGCAATAAATTTCAAGGTTTGTTAAATCTTCCGACTTAATATCGCCACGCTCTGAAAGTTGTTTAATACGCGCTTTCCATTGGCTTTTAGCAATATCATCCAAGAAATCAGGTGTCTTATAACTTTTTCGCTTGCTCATTCACTTTCCTTATTTTCTAAAAAATCACTTTGCTTAAAAATTTGATTGGGCGGGCGGTTCCGTAGGATTTTGCTTTTCTTTTTGAAACTGCCCCCACCCGGTCTAATCAATTTTCTTCGCACCAAATCCGCGTTGGTCTATCACTCGTGTTTTATAGCTGTGACAATCACGACATAAAGGCTGATGATTGCTTGCTACCCAAAACAACGGATCGGCTTGCCCGTTCTCTACCGGCTTGATATGGTCTATCACTGTTGCCGGAGTATATTTGCCTTGCTCTAAGCACATCACACAAAGGGGATGATGCTTTAAGTATTGTGCGCGGTATTTGCTCCACTTGTGGTCGTAACCGCGTGCGCTACTGTTTGGGCGGTTGTCCTTGGGTTTATGCTCCTCACATCTACCAGACTTTACTTTGTTTCTACATCCGGGATAGCTACAACGTCTTAATGGTTGGTATGGCATCGGTTACTAAATCCTTAGTAAGCGCATGGTTCTCTATACACTTCCCACAATGCGGAAATCGTCATTGGTGCCGGTTTAAGGTTGGCTAAGTCTGTGACGGCTTCGCGGTTCGTGTAGAGATAGGCGATATACATTAAGCAACCAATCTTAATCGCCGGAGTAAAAGGTATGGTCTTTTCCGTTTCTTCTTCCCCAAAGGTTTTGCCAATATGTTTTTGGCATACTTCCAATGTGGCTACCTTATAGGCTTCCAGTAACTCATCATCTAAATCATGATCGAGATTTAAGTGCGCTTTGATTTCATCAATCGTTAAATTAATATCCAGCATCATCATCTCCGCCTTTATAGGCTTCTCCCTCTTTACACATTAGTTGTAATTCTCTGTGCGATTCCATACTGTCAATGACCGAATAAATATCAAATAGGCGGTTTCCGTATCTAATACGCATTTTTCGAGTGATTCCTTCAAGATAACGAATGCGGATTCTTACAATGTTTTCCCCTATTTGAAACGGGCCACTAAAATATTCTCGCCCTTGTAACGGTTCTACACTGGCGCGCACGGTGGCTACATTCTTCCAAATCGGTCTTAATGCTCCGTAGGTGTTATTTTTTCGCTCTTTGTCATAATCTCGTTTTTGTAAGGTAATCACCTTGTTATACTTTCCGGCCTTAATCATGATTGACATCGCTTGCCCCCGGTTCTTGTTCATCACCGCGTTTTACTTCTACGGTTTGTTTCCATGCTTGGCTAAATTCTTCTCCACCCTCATAAGGCGGTAAACCTTCACGGCGGCGGACTTCATTCGGGCACATTACACCGGCTTTAATTGCCACATCGTAACTCTTGAAACGCTCGCTTTGACTTGTGCGCAATAAGTCGCTTGTATCAAATTCGATTAAGTAACGTTTCTTGCTGTTACTGCCTAAATCAATCATCAAGGCATCTTTTAGCTGCTGTTCAAAATTGGTTAGCCAAGGGCGCAAGGTTTGCGATAAAAAGGCTCGACTGGCTTCACTAAAGTTTGAATAACTGCTATTGGAATAGTCTTGTAAGAAAATCGGGCTAATGTTGTAGATTCGGGCAATATCGGAAATTGTGAACGTACGGCTTGCTAACCATTCCGCATCTTGGTTTGTCATGCCTAACTGTTTATATTCCATTGAGCCTTCAAGGATTGGTGTTTTCCCTGCGTTCTTTGCCCCTTTATAACGTTCAAGGGCTTTTACCGCTTTTGTGCTTTGGCATCATCCAACCATTCGGCGGTAGTAATTAATCCACTCGCCATTAAGCCATTTTTCATCACTGCCGATCCGTGTTTCTGTTGAGCAATGCCTAAGCCCACGGTTTCACGGCAAATCGTAATTGGTGAACGTCCGATAAAGCCATCAAGGGAAGAATGGCGCAAATGTAGGATTTCATCTTGAAGATAGTTTTTGGTATTGCCGTCTAAGTCGGTAATTTGATAGATATACTCGCCGCCAACTTTGCGATAGATATTGACCGCACTTGGTTCATACGGGGTAAGGCTGATTGGTTCGCCTTTGCTGTTCCATTCAATCACCGCATAAGCGTTACCGTTTAATAGGCAGTGACGCATCATGGTGTATTTGAATTGATACGGTGTTTGGCTACGGTTTGGCATCTCGTTTAAGAGATAATCCACCGGGTGACGATAAACGCGCTCGCGGCCATCATCTTTAAGCTGATACAAATAACAAGGCATACTGGCCACCGCTTCTGAAATAACGGTAACGGCACTCATCACCGCCGGTAAACTTTCCGCCGTGTTCGGGCTGACAAATTCCCCCGCGCCGGTGTTTGATACACCAAGATAAGAAAGCAGCTCATTAATTGCCATCGGTGCGCTGCGTTGTTCTTTTCGTCTGAACAGGTTCCACATACTACGCCTCCGCCACATCAAGCCACTGTTTCAAAAGTGCGGTGGATTTTCCTTGCGTTTTTCCTTTCGCGGTTGCCATTGATCGTTTAGCAATCTCAACGCTACTTTCAGGATAGGCAGGAATACTGGTAACGGTGATTTCAAATAATTCCGCTTTGGACACTGTGCGTTGACAAGGCTCTACATCAAAATTCCATGTTTCTTCTTTAGCCCAAAAGCCAAAAGACATCCCGCTAATATCGCCGCGTTCAACACTTACCAACAAATCACGCCCTAAGGTGGTATCAGGTGGCATTAATTCAAAACGTAAGCCTATTGCGTCTTCTTCCAGTTTTAAGGTTCCCGCACGGGTGCGCCCTAATAGTTTGGAATGATCGTGTTCAAATAATGCCCGTACATCGGCACCGCTGCTTAAACTTTCACTAAACGCATTCGCACTGAATTGTTCTACAAAATCGCAATAAAGCACTTCAGAAGGGCTGTTCCACTTCACCACATAGCCAACCAGTTTTTTATTCTCGCTGTCTGCGGTGATTTCGGATGAACGGATTTCAAATTCTTTATTCATACTTTCCCTTTTAACAAAAAGGGGGCTTAATTGCCCCCGTTGGAATTTGACGATTAAGCCGTAACTTCAATGAACTTGATTGCGTTACTATCTACCACGCCACCACCAAGATATTTATCAGTATGGACTTTATAGAAGCCCGGTTCGGTAATGTTGTCAGGGCGGGTTCTTACGCCGGTTTCGTGATCTACAATGAAGTAACCGCGTTTGAAGTCACCAAAGGCAACTACCGGTTTATTGGCACCACTTGCCGGCATGGTTTCAAGGAAGTAAACCGGACGACCTAAAAGGGTAGAAGGCGCATCTACGGTTAAACCATCACGCCAAATAAAATCGCCGTTTTTGTTTTTGAGTTTTTGTAATGCCGCCGCAATGGTGGAAGACATTACCCAAACGGCATTTTTACGGTATTTGCTGTGTAAGGTGTAGAACAAATCAATTAGCGTATCAGCGGTGATTTTGTCGGCACCGGCAACTTCTAATTTTTGTAATTTACCAAAGGCGCGTACTTTGTCCGCTTCGGTAGAACGTTCATAGGACAAGAAGCCTTTTGATTTCTTCGTGCCGTCACCGCCGGTTAAGTCGGTTTCTTCGGTTTCGGTGAAGCTTTCGGAAATTTCATCAGTCAGCCAACCTAAAACATCAATACTGGAGAAGTCCAAAATTTCTTGAGTGGTTTTCGGATAGGCATAGATAGGGTTTAATGCAATGGTAACTTCATGGAGTTTCGGTGTGGCGGTGCCATTGCGGGCTTGACCTTCCTCACCATGGGCCACTACCGCACCACCAGCGGAAACAAGTTTTTTGTATTCTTTCGCACCAACCGGCAAGCGGACCACGTTACAAATTTGACGCATCACGCTATCATCGGTTAAGCGTTTCATTACGTCTTTATCCAATTGTGGGATCACGGTATAACCGCCATCTTCTTGACCGGTGGTGGAAAGATTTCGTAATTCACCCGTTTTAATGTAGTGGCGTAGTTCATCATTGCTGAAGGTTTTACCGCGTGTTTCTACCGGCTTGCCTTTGTCGGCAATGTTACGTTCTTCATCTGCCACCGTTTCATAACGGGCGATTTCATCACTCAATTGCTTAACCAAATCTTTCAACTTTTCAAAGTCAACGTTTTCGGCATCATTCAATGAGCGATTTTCTTGTTCTGCTTTGTCTAACATAGCGCGCATTGCTGCGACTTTTTCCGCTTTTTGTTGGCGTAGTTCTAACAGTTTTTTAAACATAATTGATCCTTTTAAATTCATCTTAATTAAGACGGCTTATAAAAAGCCCATAGAACAATATATACACAAAAAACAGGAAGTAAATTGCTTAAAAATTAATAGTTTAGCTACGTTAGGATACGTTGAGTGGGTGAAACTTGATTGCTTGTTTTTTATACAGGCATAGATAGGAAAATATAATTTAGATGGGATTTTTTAAGAGTGAACACTAGTGAATACCTAGTGAACACCCTATTCACTATATAAATATATAATAAATAAAGAAATATAATATATAGTGAACAGGTGAACACCTTTTTATATAATTTTGAACGTTGATAGAGTTTTTTGCCTTGTTTTAATATCTGCCGCTTTAATTCTTTGGGTATCAAAGAATAGTTAAAAATGCGTAGTCAAAACTTTTAGTAACACCGGTAGTAACACTGTATTATAAATTGTTGATTAAGTTTGTTTTAAATCAATACGTTATGTGTTTAATTCAAGTCTCGCCCAGCCAATTTTGAAAAGATCGCAATTTTGCGATCTTTTTTTTGTGCTTTTTCTTATGCTTACAACCGTTCATTTTACTTATATGTTATGAGCTTTTAAAAATTTATATAGTTAAAATTTGATGAAACCTTACTCAAATTTGATGTATGGTAGGTAAATAAGAACTTGAATTGGTATGTTTTTACTAAACCACTTATAAAAGAATACTAACATTAAGCCAAATGTGAAAGAATATATGCTATAGGATGGAAATGAAGGGTGTTAATAAAAACAATTACTGGTTCAAATTATAGCCTAACTATTACAGTAGTAGTCCATTGATATACTAGAAAAATATTGATTGGAGACATTGATGGGGGAGGATTTTTAGACATTGTAGAATCAAAAAGGAAATAATTTCTATTTTCATAAGAGTATGATGGCATGTAGTAGAAGTTCTGCTTACCATGCTTACGTGTGTAACTACTATATAATATAATCTTATAGAGAGCGGAAGGAGTAATAATGAAAGAGCTATTTCTAATCTCAGTCAGAATGAAAAATGGGTATACGGCTCCTGATATACTAAAAAATGTGTTTCCACTAGAATTTAATCATCCAATAACGGTTATAACTGGTGAAAATGGTAGTGGTAAATCAACATTATTAGAAGCAATTGCAATAAATCTCGGTTGTCCCGCAGAAGGAGGAACAAGAAACTTCAACTATATGACAGATAATACTCATGACAAGCTACACAAAGAAATTATACTTTCTAAAAGATTTAGGCCTAATGATATATTTTTTTATCGAGCTGAGTCTTTTTATAATTTTTCATCTGAAATAAGAAAACTGGATGCTGAGTACAGTTTTGATCCGGAAATAAAACAATATTATGGTGGTAGAGACCTTCATAAACTATCACATGGAGAATCTATGGAAGCTTTATATTCAAACAAATTTAAACCTAAAGGTCTTTATATTTTGGATGAGCCGGAGGCTTCTCTTTCGGCACAAAAACAGTTAAATTTTATATCTCGAATTTTTGATTTATCTAATAAAGGAAGTCAATTTATCATAGCTAGTCATTCTCCTCTCATTATGTCTATTCCTGATTGCAATCTATTAGTTATTAAAAACGGTAATATAACTTCAACCACTAAAGATAATATAGAAACACTTGCTATATATAAAAGATGTCTAAATGACGATAACTATATTAAAAATTTATTAGCTTAATAAATTGGATGTAGAGATATGAATTTCATTATTAATTTAATTATAGACTATAAAAAGAGTATAGAATTATTATTAAGAAATATAAGAATTTTATTTATGACTTTATATTTGCTTCTATAATAATTGCAATGTTAAATGCTGGATATACCTTATATTTTAAGACAAATTATTAATGAAGCATCACTTCCTGAGGCTACAATTCCAAACCTGCTTTTACTGTTAGGAGCTACTTATGGTATTGGTTGGACAATAGCGGAAGTTTTAGAGTGGATAAAAAATATTTATTCCAGTAGAATATCAACTAGAATAAATATTGATGAAATATAAATTCTGAATCAGAATATTAAATAGAGAAACAGCTTCTCTTTAGTCTTATTAATATTAGATTAAACTAAAATAATATTATTCAATATATAAAATAAAAATTGTGAATAAATACTTGATATATAAGATATGATTTTCCTTGTGGATTATCTAATATTAGAAAAATTATTTAGCAAATTGAACACCTCATACTAATAAACTTATACAATAGGTTAAAGTCAAAGTGTACCAGTTCAGGCCTTGTCCAGGCACCAAAATAAAAACCGGTGGAAATGCTGGTTTTTTCTTTTCTACTCTTTTTAAATTTCTTCTCTTTATTGATTTGTCTATAATTATGCAGTTGAGGTCGTTGCTAATTTTAATTGGCTGTATTTTAACCTCATCCATAAAAATTTTATCTAAGGAATCTATTATGCAAAAAACACTTTTAATTTTGACCGCACTTTGACTGGTACAATATGCTGCTGTCAAGTCAAATAATAATCATGGGGAATTTACTTGCGACGAGCAGAAGGATTGCAAGGAAATGAGTTCTTGCACCGAAGCAAAATACCATCTTAATATTTGTGGTGAAGGACAGCTGGATTGTGATAAAGACGGTATTCCTTGTAAAAAGCCTTGCAGATTTACAAGGCTTTCTTTTTTAACGATATTAATTCGATGTTGTTTTTCT